AATGCTGGTGCTTCTGCAGTTGTAGTTGATCAAGTAACAGGTATCGCAGTCAATGATACTCTTTTACACTCAAGTTTCTCTGCAAGTGGTATTACAACAGTTACAGCAATTAATACTGGAAGTAAAACACTTACATTTCAAGGAGTAACAGTTGCTGGAATAAGTACACAGACTGAAATAACAGTTGTACACGCTACAGATACGAATACTGACCGTGGACTTGGATTTACTTATAATACTGGCATAGGAACCGCAAACTCAACCGATGGTTTTTTTGGATTAGATGATAGTTCAATTGCATCGAGCACTGCTGGAACAGGGAATCACGGTACACACGGTGATAACAGTCGTAGATGGACATATGTTCCTGATGCAACTATTTCAGCAAGTGTTGTTTCTGGTACCAAAGGTTTCTTAGATATTAAAGGTATCTACTATCAGTCAGGAAACTTTGCTTCAGGTGGTGTTGTTTGGTTTGACGATACTGGTCTACAAAGATCCACAAATGCTCCACAAACACCTGTTATTACTTCAAAACAGGTATTAACTGCAATCACTAAAGTTACTTTAAGTTCTTTAAGTGCAGGAATAACAGTAGCAGTAGGAGACATCGTAAAACAAGATTCTACTGGTGCCTTTGGTGTTGTTGAAACAGCAGTAACAGGTGGAAACTCTGTTAATTTAATTGGTGTAGAAGGAACATTTAATACAACTAACAATTTAAGAAGAGAAGGTCAGAGTGGTGCAATCGCAAACCTTTCATCTGTACCAGGTGCTGCCACCAACGTCTATATAAACAAACCACATTGGACTTCAACCCTAGACGGAGGAACTTTCTAAATGCAACAAAACAGTGAAGTAGATGTTAATGTATTAGTGAACTTATATCATACAAAACTAGCAACAGCATTAAATCAAAACGTTCTTTTGGAGGCGAAACTCCAAACTCTAAAAAACGATTTTCAAAAAGAAAAGAATGAACTTTTAGAGCAACTCGCAAATCTCACGGAGAGTAATGGCAGTACCACAAAGTAGAGGACAACTTATAAACTTCGGTTTGCGTAAACTGGGATATCCTGTATTGGAAATAAATCTTGATACTGACCAGATACACGATGCACTTGATGATACTCTTCAATTATATCAGGAACGTCATTATAATGGTATTGAGAGAATGTATCTCAAATATAAAATTACTCAAGAAGATTTAGATAGGGGTAGAGCAAAAGGAACAGACGGAGTTGGTATAGTCACTACAACTGGTATATCAACGAATACAGCAGGAACTGTAACAAGTAATTTTTACGAAAGTTCTAATTTTATAGCAGTTCCAGATCACGTAATTGGTGTAAATAAAATTTTTAAATTTGATACAAGTTCTATTTCGGGTGGAATGTTCAGTATCAAGTATCAGTTATTCTTAAATGATCTGTATTATTTCAATTCAGTTGAATTATTACAATTTGCAATGGTAAAAAGATATCTTGAAGATATTGATTTTCTACTAACGACTGAAAAACAGATAAGATTTAATCAAAGACAAGATAGATTATACTTAGATATTGACTGGGGAGCACAATCATTGGACACATTTATTATAATAGATTGTTTCCGTGCCCTTGACCCTGAAGAATATAAACAAGTATATAATGATCCATTTGTAAAAAGATATTTTGTAGCATTAATGAAAAAACAATGGGGAATGAATCTTATTAAATTTAGAGGAACTAAATTACCAGGTGGAATTGAATTAAATGGTAGAGAAATTTATGACGATGGAGTAAGAGAATTAGAGGAACTCAGGTCAAGAATGATGATGGACTATGAGACTCCTCCTCTTGACTTTATTGGGTGATGAGTAATGGCATTAAATCCACATTTTTTACAAGGTTCAAGAGGTGAACAAAGACTAGTACAAAGTCTGGTAAATGAACATCTTAAGATTTATGGTGTAGAAGTTACATTTATTCCCAGAAAGTTTGTAAATCAATCAACAATTATAGAAGAAGTAACTGCATCAAAGTTTGACGATAATTTTTTGATTGAGGCATATGTTGATAACTATGATGGTTATGCTGGTGCTGGAGATGTACTAACAAAATTTGGAATGAGTTTAAGAGATGAAGTAACTCTTACCATTTCAAAAGAGAGATTTGAAGAATTTATATCACCGTTTATGGATGCTGATGATGATATTGAATTATCATCAAGACCTCGTGAGGGAGATTTAGTATTTTTCCCGTTAGGTCAAAGATTATTTGAAATAAAATTTGTAGAGCATGAAGAACCTTTCTATCAGTTAGGTAGTAATTATGTTTATAAACTTAAGTGTGAACTCTTTGAATATGAAGATGAGGTTATTGATACATCTATCGATGCGATTGATACTCAGGTTGAAGATGTAGGTTATATTGCTGAACTCCAATTAGTTGGTATAGGTATTACAGCAACAGCATCTATGTCAGTTGCATCAGGTGCGATTCGTGAAATATTCTTAAATAATGATGGTTCAGGATTCACAGGAACTCCTACAGTTGCAATTAGCACGTCACCAACTGGTCAATCAGGTGATAATGCTACTGCTGTTGCATTTACAACATCAAGAGCAAACGTAACATCAATAGAGAAGATATTGGTAACAAATTCTGGTGTTGGTTATACAACTCCACCGTTAATAACTTTTTCAGGTGGTGGTGGAACAGGTGCAGCAGCGACTTGTTCTATTAATACTGCTTCAAATAGTGTTGTCAGATTTACTATGACTCAGAATGGTGTTGGATATGGAACTGCACCCACGATTACTATCGGAGTACCTGCTGGAGCAACAGCAGCAGATAGAGCAACTGGTATTACATCAATTGGTATCGATCCATCAACTGGATTTAATCGTGTTAATTCAATCTTTATCACAAATGCTGGAGCAGGATATACAGGTGGTGAAACTGTTACAATATCTGATCCAGAAACTATTAGTGGTATTGGAACTTACTTATTCAATGAAATCGTTCAGGGAATGCGTTCAGGAACACAGGCAAGAGTCAAAAATTGGGATGATGATACAGCGATTCTTAAAGTTGGTAATATTGGAATCGGAACAACAACTACAGGATTCTTCCCTGGTGAAGATGTAAAAGGACTTACATCTGGAGCATTATACAGTGTTTCTGTATTTGATGAGGATAATACTACCGATAAATATAATGAAGGAGATATCTTTGAGTCAGAGGCAGACTTACTTATTGACTTTTCAGAATCAAATCCATTTGGGAGTTTTTAACTATGACTAAACCTTTTAAATCATCAGATAAATTACCATACGATCCTTGGTTTGATTACAATCTTCCAACAGCAATTGTTGATACTTTGCAATGTTGGATAGCAACAGAGAACACAGCAAAATGGACAACTGAAGTTGATGACACTATACATTCTAAAATGTATGATTTAGCAACAGATAGTGGTTTATTGTTAGGTGGATCGGAGTTATTAGCGTAGAAAAATGTTAGGAAATTATTTTTATCACGAAATTATAAAGAAAACGGTTATTGCATTTGGTACATTGTTTAATGATATTCATGTACGTCATGATGATGGTGCAGGAAATGTTATATCTGATATTAAGGTTCCAGTTGCATATGGACCAAGACAAAAGTTTTTAGCAAGAATTACACAACAAGCAGAGTTAAATAAAGCAACACAAATTACATTACCCAGAATTTCTTTTGAGATTACAAATATTTCATATGATCCAAGTCGCAAGGCAAGTATAACACAAACATTTAAAGCAAAAGATGTTAATAATGACAAGATGAAAAAGGTTTTCATGCCAGTTCCTTATAATCTTGGATTTGATTTAAATATATTGGTTAAATTACAAGATGATGGATTACAAATTTTAGAACAAATATTACCATTTTTTCAACCTGCCTTTAATATATCAATAGACTTAGTTAGTTCTATTGGAGAAAAAAGAGATATTCCTATGGTTCTACAAAATATTACTCAACAGGATGATTATGAAGGAGATTTTGTCACAAGAAGAGCGTTGATATACACATTATCATTCACAGCAAAGACATTCATGTTCAACTATATTTCAGATACTCCAGAAGGTCTTATCAAAAAAGTTCAGTTGGATTACTACTCTAGTGTTAATACTAGAACTGCATCAAGAGTTCAGAGATATACAGTTCTACCAAAAGCGAAGAAAGATTATAATGAAGATAATGTTATAGATACTGCAGATGACTTGTTAATTGAACCAGGTGATGATTTTGGATTTACTGAGACAAGTTCATTCTTCGGTGATGCAAAAGAGTTTAGTCCTACAAGGAAGGTAGACATCTAATGAAAAAAGGTTACGATTCTCTGAATGATACATTCAACACTGATGACAATGTTGAAGTTGATGCTATTGTAAAACCAGAAGAAGTAATCAAACCTAATGATGTCAATAAAGATTATGATTATACAAGAGGTAATTTATATTCACTAATTGAAAAGGGACAAGAAGCAATTAATGGTATTATGGAAGTTGCAGGAGAAACTGCAAGTCCAAGAGCATATGAAGTTGCAGGTCAATTAATAAAAAGTGTTGCAGATACTACCGATAAGTTAGCAGATTTACACAAAAAAGTAAAAGATATAGAGGCAGATAATCCAAAAACTCAAAACACAGTTACTAATAATGCACTGTTTGTAGGTTCAACAAGTGAACTATCAAAGATGTTAAAAGACGGAATGCTAAATAATAATAGCTCTGAATAGTCTGTATAATGGGAAAGACTTCCTGTAAAAAGGGACAATACTATTGTAACACTGATAAAAAGTGTAAACCCATTCCTGATGGATATAAAGTTCGTGAGGATGGATTTTTAGTTTCAGAGGGATCGAATCCTCGCATCCCAAGAAAAGCAGGACAACCTGCAAAATCTAAAAAACACTCTGATTTATATACTGATGAAGATCCTAAAGGAAC